AAGTTCAGCGCGAACTTCTTCCAACTGCTTTTCTAGCAAATTATCTGACATATTGAATTCTCCTATATTAAAATCAGAATTGTCATCTAAATTGAAAGCAACACTCTTTAAAATAACACTTCTTGGATTAGCCGGTTTAGAGACTAAACCTTTACCAGAAAAAGCAATGTTAGAAAGTGCGCGACCTAGTTTATAACCTTCATACTCTCCACTACCGCCATAGGATCTAAGATGTTTTGTTAAAAATGAAGATTCTTCATCTCTTGCTAAAATTTTCTTATCGCCATCAGCATTAGTTAACGCATAGTCAAATCCAGCAAATAGACATTCCATAGAAACGTACCATTTACCTTCTTCAATTTCTGCAATAATCTTATCCATTCTTTCTCTATTCTCGCTGTTCGTCCAGCTATTATAGAGTACAGCTTGTGTAATGATGTCAAAATCTTCTGGCATAGGCGATTCATCAGAAACCGCACGTCCATCTTTTGACAGCACATAGCTACCAGTAATATGTCCGATGATATCATTTTCATCGTGCATAAAATTAAATTGTTTGTCTTCTGGTGTGTTTCTTGCTGCCCAAGTCGCCTCTGGCATAAACACGTCGTCATTCTTGTTCCAACCGCAAGAAACCAAGACAGACTCTAAGTAATATAGATCTATCTGATCTTTGTTCTCTGCTAGTATTTTTTCAGCAACTTTTGTGTTTTCCATAGCGCTCGCAAGCTTCTCGGAAAACTGTTGCCCTTTGAACGTAGTAGCTTGAGAGCAATACGCAACACTAGCCGTACTCTTTACGAGTTCGCCAATGCCGTCGTTTATTTCGTTTTGGAATATTTTAATTGTCATTCTTTACCTCTAAAATAAATATACACTAAAAATATTAATTTTAAAAAAACAGCCTATTTTTGGGCTAAGACATAATCAATATATGAAGCAATTGCTGACCTTTTATATTCATCTATAGACATATACTCTGTACTTATTTTATTTTCTTCAAGATATTTTCTAAAAACCTCTGGCATTTTTTTATTGCCGTACAGGGTGTTTTTGAAGTCATCGTCTTTAATATCTGATAAAGGCTTGATATTTAAAAGTACGTCCATTTTCATTTTTTCAAGATCTGAAACTTGAGCTTTTGTTAAAGATCTCATATTTTTCTTCTTGTTTATAGCTAAGAACGCTTTATTGAAATTTTCTGATATAGAGTCGTAGGCGTTGGTAGACCATAAGATAAGTTCTGCAACTCCGGGTTTAGATTTTGGGGTTTCTACTCTTTGTTTTCTTGGACCCTCGTCTAGCTTGTTAGCAGGGCGACCGTTGGGGTTGACGGGCTTATTTTGATCCTTTTTATCAGCTAGTTTTTCGTTTATTTTAGCTTGCTTATCCATCTTTTCAATCTCAAACTCTTTGTTTGGATTATGGAACGGGCTTGCTTTTTCAGGTAATTTATCTGAATTTCTAGCCTTGCCTTCTCTTTTTAGTCTCATTTTTTCAACAGGCGCAACCTCTTTGAATCTTTCAAGAACTGTTTCGTGCGATATGATATCTCTATCAGCAAGTTGAATAAGTAGATTCTTTTCCGCCGACTCGTCAGACAAGCTCATTTGGTCATAAACCACATGAAATGGCTTTCTGAACCCCATCGCTTTTCTTACTATTTCTAACTCTCTTTCCCAGAACTTTGTTAATTGGTCCCTGCCGTATTGAAGTCTTTCAACCAAAGTCTTTAAAGAAATGAAGTTATTGGTAAATCCGCCACCGTTATTAGCCATGCCAGTAAGTGTTGGAGGCACGCCAAGACCAGCGTATATACTGTTAAGTACTGATGTATATTTTTCAGAGCCTAAAAACTTATACACCTGACTGTTAGACTCGCTGTATGACAGCTCTGGACCCCACACAAGCTCCATCGTACCACCGCCAACATTGCTAGCTAGAATATTTCTTAGCTTATTAATAGCGGTTTTGTTAGGTAGAATCTTGTGATCTAGATTACCAAGTGTCCACAATCTAATATTAGAAATTGCGCCGTCTAGGGCAGACATGTCTGCCAGCCTCATCTTTTCAAGCATAACAATATCGTCTAAAATAGCGTAAACCAAAGGGTTTGCCCATCTTTGCCAATCGTCTTTTTTATAATAAAATATAGACAACCTGTCTTTTTCTAGTTCTATTTTTTTATCACCCTTCTTTATTGCTTGCTTTACGGTGGGCGGTAGTGTGTCTAAAACATGGGCGGGTACAGAGCCTTCTTTAAAATTATCCAAGAAAGCGCCAGAATCAATCTGGAAATTTCTAACGCCTAAGAACATGTTTATATTTCCATCTTTCATGTCAATGTTTAGCGGATTGAAGAAATTGTATCTCCAAGGTATTTGATTGCGCTCTATATTTGGTAATTGTACGGTTATATCGTTAGCCATAGATTTTATATATTTAGTAATGTCTGGCGTTATATTTGCATTACTTCTATAAACTATTGTTTGACCTGCTCTGTAAAGGTTGTTTAAAAATCTTTCAGATCTTTCTTTTCCATCGACTTTCTTCCACCATTGCCTACCAAATTTTTCCACACTCTCATTTTCGTGAACTATATTTATACCTTGACAACCAAAGTCACCCATTAGATCAATGATGTTACGAATGATACCCACTTTATCGTAAGCATCCATGCACATCTTGATTATCTTTTTTTGTTTTGTGGGTATTTGCTCTTCTGGACGAAAAGCGTAGTAATCACTATGTGTAAACGCGGGGCGCGCAGAGCGATTAGGTTCAAGGTCTATAAAGTCCCTGTTGAAGTGAGAGGCTTTAGAAACTCCCTCATACGCCTCTAGCGATCCAGAGAATTGATCAAATGCATCTTTTTTGCTCTGTTGATTGCCTTCGTCCCATGTAATCATGTGATTGTCGTTCATCGTTTCTCCAAGCAGTTGGAATGGAATTGGAATACATTTATATTATACACTTTAATAGACATCTTTCATAGAATTTGTGAACCAACTTGGACCAATATACATATCTTTTTCTTTTTTCTTAGATTTAGTACCTGTTGCGAACCCTCCGTAAAAACTATACTCTGCTTGTTCTGGCGTTCTGTCTATAATTCTAGCGGCCATATTAGCCATTAATAGAGACGAGTATCTGTCTTTCCTTTGCTTGCCCTTTCTGCCTGTTCCTACGACCGTCTCTGGCGTATCCCATTTGTCACGACCGGAAGCGGTTTGTGTCATTTGGATCATAGCCAGTTCGTCTTTAAGCTCCTCTATCTCCATGACACATTGCTCTAGAGTGTCAAACAGCCTACCTTTCATTTGATCCTCTGTGCTTGATATACCTAAGCTAATAGAATCAAACCTTGGAAACAAAAGAGCTTTGTCTTCAAAGTCTTTTCTCATTCCATGATTAGCTTCTGCTAACCATTCGTGCTTTGCAAACTGACACATCTCTAGTATATGTAAGCCTTGCTCTCCGTCCGTGTCTTTTTCTTTATTTTCGTCTATGACAGGCCAAATAGGTAGTTCACCTTCTTGTATTTTGTCTTGATCGTGTAGACCTTCCATAACGGCGATACCGCCACCTTGAGCGTCAAGCGCTATGTGATAACAAGGGAATAGCTTCATAAGGTCACGAATTTTTCTAACACAGTAGGCGTAGAAGTCTGTCTCTTTAGAGTACCCTCTTTTAACCTTTTCTTTGTGTTCACCCCTGTTTGTTGTCCAGCAATGCACAATTCTTCTGTGTCCTTTGTGTAATTCTAGTACAACTATACTAAAATTGTCAACCTCAGAAGCAGGGTCAATACCAAATACATATTTTTTATCTTTATCACCCATTAACTTAGCTTCAAAAACTATAGGTTCTTTATTTATATTTAATATCACTTCATTATTGTCAGTGCCTTCATTTGCAACACAGGACTCTATTAGCGTTCTTTTAAAGAAGCCCTGTGAGTCCCTCGTAAAGCAAGCGCCAAACTCCATTTGGTAAATACCGGCGTGGACAGTCGCTTTAGATCTAGCGACCTGTGAAGCGTCCATAAACCCCTCTGGAAGCAATTCGTAAGGAACTCTGATGATAGAGTAGTCTTTCCAGTTAAAGTCTTTAGGTGGGTCTTCCCCAAAAACATCCCTAAGTCTATTTGGTTTGCCTTGGCTTTTTATTATAGCTTTCCATTTTTTCCAATAATCAGCAAAGTGATTGAAATCGTAGTAAGCAGTACCGCTTAATATAATTTGATTGTCCTTCTTTTCTATGATGTCCTCTGTAGATTCTTCTAGATCTACCCCAAGTTCAGCAGCCCTTTTTCTTGCTGCTATTTTCTTAACGTTCTCAATGGGGTCGGAGCTAACAGCAGCGAAACCAGCAACAACCGTCTCAAAAATATCTCTGGGTATAGAAGCAAACTCGTCAGAAATAATGTCGTTAGCACGCTGACCACGAATCTTTTGTCCATCACCAAGAGGGAGGCAAGTAACGCGAGATTTATTGATACGCATAACACAACGGTCAACATCACGTCGCGGACCTGAATTCGCGTCACACATACTTCTTAGAATCGGGGCATTATTCCAAATTGTTTCCATATACTCAAACAGCACTTTAGATTGTCTAAAAGCGGCGCCTACAACCACCACCTTTCTTTCTGGTAGTATCAATGCTCGTATCATTGAATATAAAGATAAAATAAATGATTTACCAAAACCACGGCTAGCTATAAGCATAGGAAATTTTCTGTTCCACATCTCGCATAAAAATAAAGCCTGTGATGGTAGTATGTTAATATTAAATACATGCTTACATAAGAAAGAGAAGTACTCCGGTCTAGTCATAAGCCATATTAGTCTTAGATGATAATCTTCATCGTTAAAACTAACCATTTCAAATGGATTTATTAAATCTTCTTTTTTTACATCGTCTAGATTAAGCCAAGCTTCATCTATGTTTTTTAAATTATTGTTCATTTGTATATCCCGTCAACGAAACCATAGTACACCGCTTCGTCTGCGGTCATATACCAATCTCCGCCACCTAATTTCCTTTTTATATACGCTTTAGTTTTCGATAAATTATGTTGTCGCTCTTTAAAGAACTCTCCAGTCTTATGGCATTTTTCTGCATATATTTCTACCATCTGCTGACCCGTATATTTTTCAAAGTCAGCAAGGTTTTGCGCACTTAGGTAATGGCCGCTTATTTCGCTACTCCCCCAGTGAACCATGAAAGCAGAGTTGTCCGTGACTAGGCGCCTTGTGGCCGCTTGAATAATAACAGTACCCATAGAGCATAATTGTCCGTATCCAATAAATGTCGTTTTACATTTACAGCTTTTAATTGCGTCGTATATACCCATACCAGAATACCAGCAACCACCCACTGTTTGCATATGTATCGTAATTGGATCTTTGTTAAAGTTTTTAAGTATATTTATATTTTTAACAAAGTTTTGAAGCATTCTGTGATCAACCCCTCCGGTCTCTCCAGAGTCATCAAACTCATTTATATAAATCTCCCTGTTCTTGACATCTATATTGTATGTATGGATTTCACCCACTGTATCTCTGGTTGTTGTCATGACTACTCCAGTGCGTATTTTTCATTAATTCTTTTTAGGATACTAAGAACAGTCCATTTAGCGTTCTTTTTAGAGCCACAGAAAATCACATGAACATTATGATTTATTTGTAGCTCCATTAAAAATCTTAACATATACTTATTGGATATTTTTAAATTTTTTATTTCATCGTCTGGTATATCCGAACCTTCTGGAAAATCCATTAATTGCTCTAGGGAAAATTCTAGTACTAGAAATTTATGGGGAAATGTTTTCATTCTCTCTATTTCTGCCATAAATCTACGTCTGCTAACACCAACGTTGTTTGCTAGTTCTACAACGCTTGCCTTTCTTTCTATACAGATTTTATCTTCAAGACCCTCTATACTGTAATCTCCCGTGTCTAGCTTTCTAAGAACCATACCTTTGCATACGTGATACTTAGTTTTAACGGAATCAAATGTGTACCCCTGCTTTTCTCTGGTGTCTTTTATTATTGTAAAAGGTCTTATTTTAGCCATTGTTTTTTCTCACTATACTTTGAAATAAAGATTGATAAAGAGTTTCATGTCCTGTTACCTTTTTATGGCACCAGTGACAAAGTGTAATACCGTTATCAACATCAAACCTCAAAGTGGCGGCGCTAGCCCATCTTCTTATATGGTGAGCGTTTAAATATTTTCTTTTTCTACATCCGGGCATTTGGCATTGCCTTTTGTCCCTTGAGAAGACTTTACTTCTCCAGTTTTTGTAAACGGGGTCGTTGAAGTCTCTCCTAGTCATGATAAATCGCTCATAATCATCATCTTAACAAGGTCTTCAAACGAATGCTTGGGCTTCCAGCCTAGTTTCTGCCTTGCTTTCTTTGCGTCACCTCTTAGGTAATCGACTTCTGCTGGTCTGTAAAATTCTGGATCTACAACTACATAATCTTCCCACTCTTGTATTCCAAGGGAATTAAAGGCTATAGATAAAAATTCTCTTACAGTGTGTGTTTCTCCTGTGCATATTACGTAATCGTCTGGCTGATCTTGTTGTAACATCATCCACATCGCCTCACAGTAGTCTCCTGCGTAGCCCCAGTCGCGAGAGGCGTCTAGGTTGCCTAGTCTCAGCTTTGGGAATTCAAGACCTTGACCTCTTGAGTTTCTACCGGCAATGTATAATTCTTCTTCTGTGTTGCAGTTGATGGTATCCTGTGGGAGTACACCCTTTTCATTACACCATTTAATGTAATCACCTATCCATTTAGTGATTTTTCTGGTTACAAAATTTTCACCCCTTCGTGGTCCTTCATGGTTGAATAGAATTCCGGCGCTAGCGTGTAGTCCATACCCTTCTCTGTAAAGCCTAGTCATGTAATGGGCGGCACATTTAGCGATAGCATATGGGCTTTGGGGCATAAACTTTGTATCTTCATTTTGATATTTAGATTCGCTTGTCATGCCAACCTCTATGTCGTAATTTTTACCAAACATCTCACTACTGCTCGCTTGGTAGAACTTACATTTAATCATACCAAGGTCAGTCATACCTTGTAAGATATTAAGGCATCCTTTTCCTGTTATATCCCAAGTCAATGCTGGCTGTTTAAAGGAAACCGCAACGTGGCTTTGCGCAGCTAGATTATAGATTTCATCTGCGTCTTGATTGTTTTTTAATATGTTAATAATAGAGTGTGCGTCAGTTATGTCTCCACTGCATATCGTTAAGTTTTCATTGTTTAATAAAACCGATATTCTAGATGTGTTGTCAACACTAACCCTTCTCGTAACACCTATAACCTTATAACCCTTTTCTAAAAGAAGGTCGGCTAGGTGGCTTCCATCTTGTCCTGTGATACCAAAGATTATTGCTTTTTTCATTCCTAATGTTCCTTACTATTAATTTATTTCTAAGAGAAATACAATATATGTATTTATGTGTGCTTATATATGTACAAAGGTCTTCACGAATCAAGAAGCTTTTGAAACAAAGATTCGCTTTATATTAATCTACCACAAAGTCCTGTAAGTTAAAGTTAGTAACTGGTCGAGTATGTCCATCCGTTTGAAAAAATACTGGACCGTTTTTTGGCGTTAAAAATAATTCTTTATTAGAGTCATGTGCTAGTTCTTTATCGTGCCAGTTGGTTTTAGCTATAGATCTATCGCAAAGTTCAATATAATATTGTGCAGAATCAGTATTCGGTATAAGAATCGCGTGTGCAGCTAACGAGTTCTTGACCGTGTAATAATATTGGTTGTATGATTTAAGTTCAAGTTTTCCTTGACCGGCGTTGTGTAAGCTTAGTCCAAGGTATATCAATTTAGCGTTTTCGATTATCTCTAAGTGAAACGGAAAGTCATGTAAAAGTTCAGCATCATCTTCTAGTATTAAAAGTGGGAATTTGTTTGTTTCTTTTGCGAGTTGTGTAGCTTTTTTGTGTGCGCCAGAAACTATATTTACAGTAGCCACTCCGTCTTGAACTGGAACTGCAACTCTTTCGTATGGCAAGCCTAGTTCTGATAGCTTTTCTTCCATCAGTAATCTTTTACCATTGAAGCTAGGGTTTTCAGAATTTATGTAGTAAACATGCAAATCAGAAAACTTATCCATCTACTATAACCTTTTCTCCGCTAATGTTTATTAATTTATTTTTATGTTCTTTCAATTGATCTTTTACTGACGAAGTATCTAAAGTCATGCTTCTTGTGTATCCTATGCCAGACTTATCGCTAACTAAAAATGGAAACATTTCTGTTTTTACAACGTGTGGCTCATTGTAGTGAAAGTATTTATTCAAGTAACTCTCGTCATTCCACGGCGGTTCGTGTGGAATCTTCTTGTCCTCTATCTGCCACTCCCTGAGTAATTCGCACAATTCTATAAATTTACACTTTTCACCACCAAAGAAAGCGCCATAGTAATACATCTGTGGTAAATCTGTGTCTTCGGGTACGTAAGCTTTGGAAGCTGGATTTCTATCAAAGGGTTTTGAGTCTTTCATCCAGTCTCTGTTGCCGTAATGCTCTCCTCCAACTAGATCACCAATTAAATTAGACATATCAAAGTTTGAATTTACACTTGTATCAGCGTCCAAGTAGTAAATATAATCAACATCTTTGTCTTTTAATTTCATTATGTTTTTAAATTTAGAGTTTGTGCCTTCAACCCAATCGGCATGTTTGTCGTAATGGTACTCTATATCTATTTCGTCTTGTACATAATCGCTTGGATCTGTGTCAGAAAAGAAAAAAAACTTTATTTGATCGTCACCCCTATGAAAATGATGAAATCTTTTTATAAACTTTATTCCTAACACAAAATATGCATTCGTAGCAACTATAGCTATTCCTATTTTTTTCATTAATCTTTAACCGTGTCTGGAGTAAGAAATGGCTGATCTACACTTTCGTCTGTATACTTATGGAATACTGACAGCCTTTCTTTTTCTTTTTGCATGGAAAGTCTCATTTTTTCCATCATTGCTCCGTACTCTCTGGTTAGTTCCGGGTTTGTTGCAAGGTGCGCAAGCCAACTTGTAAAATTATGCTTACTATCTTCTAGTCTCTTTACCCTCTGCTCTCTGGTGGCTTTCATTTCTTTGAGCATAGAATTTTTCTTTGTCTGTAGCTCTCTATAATCTTTGTTTAGAGACTCCTGAGAGGCTTTGTAAGAGGCCACCTGCCGCTCTAGGTTGAATATCAAGTCGGCGTCCTGAACCTCTCTAGAATGCGATCTCTCAAGCTCTAGCATGGCTTCTAGTCTTGATATCTCTTGTATATTTGTTTTGTTACCCTGAAGAGATCTGTTCATAAGTAATTCTAATTTTATAAGGTCAACAACCTGCATTTCTTCTGTAGGTGTTACATCATCTTTGAATTGAGACACAACTCTAGACCAGTGATACTTAAACAACTGCAATTCTTCATCTGTAAATTGTTTTTTAAGCTCATTCCAGTATGGACGTATTGTTAGCTCGTATTCAGCTTGTCGCTCTGGGTCGTGCGCGTCTAGCCACGATGGATTTTTAAAATCGCCACTAACAACTTTGCGACGAATGAACTCAAGAACACTGTCTGGATCTCTGTTTAGCTCTTTTGCTATCTTTTCGTGTCCTGCCTCTAGGTTTTCTTTCATGTAGGATTCTTCTTGTTTAGAGATCCTACCCTTCTTCATAGTATCCATGATCTTCTAGAATCTCCTGTATAGTCTCTACAATTTCTTCTCGTCTTGATTTTGGAATGTACACATCGTTTTGCATTTTTAAATAGTCAAGACGCATACTGGCCGACAAATTCCTGTCAATAATTTTAAATATTTCATCTTGATCAATCTGATCTAGCCAGTTTAACCTTATATCTATCCAGTGTTGTATGCTGTTATCGTTATCTAGCTGCGCTGGTTGGTAAACTTTGGCCCGATTTTCGTCACTGCAAGACACAAAGTGATTGTCTCTAACAAAGTTCTTTAACCTATTGCTTAGATTGGAAGCAAGAAAGTTCTCAAGAGGCCGCTTTTCGTCGTATCTTTCTAAAGCCTCTATGCATATAATATTCGCCTCTTGAATTATATCCTTAACTTCATATCCATAAAAAGTGTATCTGGGTGCAGATCGTTCGCAAACCCTTTGTATTACAGAAATCACTTCCTCTTCAGTCATGTTAGATGGTATTTTCATTTTTTCCCCATTAGTAATGGCCGCCAGTCTTTTCCGTCGTATCCTTCAAAACACTTGAGCTTCTTGTTGAACCTAATCATGCCTTGGACGGGTTTTTTGGTATTTTGTAAGAGGAGGGACCATAGCTCTTGTTGGTCTATGGACTGGATTGTACCGTTTAGACGGCCAAGGAGCGTGTGGTCTTGTAGCTCGACGGGAGAGGGGCATCCTGCGGCTTCAGTAGCCAATATAGTATTGGGTGTAGAGAACAGGTCTCTATAGTCGAGAGGTATATATGTTTGTATAAATAGTTTTTTATTATCAGAGAATTCTACACATCTAGTTATAGGACCATCTATAGAAGAGAGTGGGGTAACTCTATTTAGATAAGGAACATCATCAAGAAGATCTATACAGCCAATGCCGCGCTCTATTTCAAGCTCGTTGTTTGGTTGGCGGGGGCCGTCTTTATATTGAACCAATTCGTAGAAGAATAGTTCGTCTGGTTGGAAATTTTGTAATATAGATCTGGTGGTTATATAATCTAATTTATTTTGATATGGGCAAGGAACATCTTTAAGTGCTTCTATATCCAAAAGCAATATTTGATTTCCTGATGTCTCACCGCAGCAAAAATAATTACTTCTCGTCTTCGGGTTGTTTTTCATCCAATAGTTCCTGTAGGGGCTTGTCTTCCTTCTCTAGTTCCTCATCTGTCTTTCTTTTAAGAGCGGCAGTTGCGCGACAGCACATAACACTGCGGCAGGCTTTTGCTTGTTTATTCATTTCAATTCCTATTTGAATGTTATCTGTATACATATATATTATACACTAAACGTCATTTTTGCAGGAAAATCTTGAAATTTAGTGAATAAAGGGGTATTATTAGTAATCGAATACATCTACGGATGCTTAGAATTAATTTTCTTATATAACGCTGTCACGTAAAAAATATTGTCCTGTTCGTGGCGCTTGGACGGTAGAAATACCAGATATAAAAATTATTAAGGATTGTTAGGAGTTGGACTCAGGTGTTACCCGCGCCTGATACATTTGGCAGACGACCGGTTTTAGTAATAAAAAATTAAGTATAAATTACTTAGTTGTGAGTTGATGGCTCTCACCCGAACCCCAAAGCAAGCGTCTGGTTGGTGGCTCACTAATAAGCATCTAATATCCTGCCCGGTACTTGCTTGGTAGGATAAAAGCTAGGGGTTTATACAGAGGGAATTTTTAAAGAGTAACAGTTTATGATTAAATCACCGTGTGTAAGAATATGCGAGCTTAATAAGCAGGCCGTTTGTGTGGGCTGTGGAATGACCGTAAGGGACTTGAGAATATGGAGGAGCGCAGATGACCAAACAAGAGAAAAAATCGTCACAGAAAGTCGTGATCGACTCAGAGGTATGCAAATACTGCGGGACGAAGGTTTTTTACATGATGACGAAAACTAAATATAAATGCGTCTTGTGTCGCGCTGTGAAAATAGACAGAAGCAAGTGATCCGAAAGGATTGGGTAATACATATACTTATATATGGGTGATTGCGCATAAACCACCCCCACATATTTTTCACACATCACGACGTTTTTTCTAGGTGTTAAAACCCCACCCCATGCGCCAAGATTATTTCCATAATAATTCCAGAATAACTACACACACCTATTGACAAATGTCGATAAGTATGTATAATGGGGGACATAACAACAACACTAACTAAGGTAAAACAATGAACAGAATTTCACAAATCACACTCGGCAAACTACTCGCAAAAATCGACGCTTGCGGGAATCTTTCCAAAGCCGTTTCTATTTTTTGGATGGAAGGACTTGACAGAGCGGGATACGCC